GCAATAGGCCAACGGCGAGGACGATGCCGGCAAGAATGGCGACGATGGGATTCGCCAGAACGGCAGCCGAGAGCACCCCGACAGCCACTGCAATGGCGAGGATGATCTTCTCAGACGGACCGAGATTGTTGAACGCCTCCACCAACGTTTGGAGTCCGGAGGCTATGACGCTAACGACCTGGGTCGCGAAATCCCTGAGTTGAGCGATGAGCGGCCCATTCTCCTGGAACCAGCGCTGCGTCTGACCGATAACGTCACGAATCGCCGGGATGATCGTATCGGTGAGCGTCCGTGCTACCTGTGTGACGATCGGCAGGAAGGCTGAGCCGATATCCTCCACGAGGTTATTGATCGCGTTCTGGAAAGCGGCGAATGCACCGGCGGTCGTCTTGCCATAGGCCGCCGCCTGTCCTGCCGTCTGCTTCTGGATCTGTGCCAACGCTTGGGCGGCGGTGCTGCCCTTCTTAACCTGAATGCCATAACGGGCGAGAATGCCGGTATTGCCGCCGAAGACCTTGCCCACCACGCCCACAGCGGTCGCGAGATCGATACCGCGGGCTCGGGAGAGATCCATTGCAATGCCGAGGAGGTTCTGCGCCTTCTCGACACTCTTGGTCCGCGTGACGAGGTTCGCCAGCGAAGCGCGCTGTGCATCATCCGAAAAGCCCAGCCGCTCACGGGCGGCGATGAGCTTCTCGATTGAGTCGGTATTGCCCTTGAACCCCTTGACGTTAGCCTTGAGTGCGCTATCGAGTCGGGCGAGACCGATTTCCTCGTCGGCCGCCTGCTTCGTAGCGTAGATGAGTCCAGCACCAAGGGCCAGCGCGCCACCGATGGCGAGCTTCGCCATGGTCTTGACGAGGCCGCCGAGACGACTGCCAGCGGAATCGGCGGCGCCCTTGAGTCCGCCGAGGGACTTGCTCACCCGCCCGACGGCACCCGAGGCCGCGTCGCGGGCTTTCAGAATGAGACTGATTTCGCGGTCGGGCATCAGTTGTCCTTACGTGGCGTGGCCTGCGATTCGAGGTCCATGAACACGAAGCCGCGCCACATCCACAGCGGGTCGTCCTCGACCACGGACGGGTGGACGTGCCAGCGCTGCGCGAGTGCGTCGATGGCGTAGATGAGCGGAAACGTCGGGCGCTTGTGGATGGTCGGGAAGGCGCGAGCCGTCAGCGCCTCGGCTAGCTGGCGCCTTTCTGAGGGGGGAGGGCTCGCTCCTCCATCGCCACCTTCCAGGCATCGAGGATCTCGCCGATGATCCAAAAGTCGAGGTCGAGGAGTGACGCCTCCTCGAAGTTGTGGCTGATGCAGCGCTCCGCCACCATCTCCAGCACGTCGGCCTCGTTGATGGTTCCGCGCTGAATACCGACGATCTGCCGGCCCGACATGGCGCCCATCGTCAGGTGGAACCCTTCGAGGCGGCCCGTCAGCGTCAGGTCGTATGTCTCGCGTGGAGTTGGCGCGTGCTTGAGCGCCCGCAGTGTTGCGCGGCTCGTCATCGGTCCTCCTCGAACAGGGCTTTCTTGTACGCAGTGATGGCGTCTTCGAGATGCGCCGTCACGGCGCGGTCAACGAACGGGTTGGGCTCGGTGGTCTGATCCGAGTTACGGAAGCGATGGCCACGGATGACGAGATGTCGATAGGCCGCCCGTGGCCCCACGACGACCGCCGGCCGGTCACGTCTGCCGCGACGTGCAGAGACCGAGCGCCGGAGCACGCCGGTCGCAACCGGAGCCTCAGCGCGGATGTACGGGACCAGCGCCCTACCGCCCACGAGGAGCGCCTTCTGCTGGCGCTTATCCAGCGCCTTCGGCTTGTAGCCGTCGAGTAGTTTCTGAACCTCGGAGAGGCCCTTGAGTTGAACCTCGGGGGTCACTAGGTGATCGAGGCCGTGGCGTTTGTGACGATTAGGCTGGTGGAACTGGACGTGCCCGTGTCGAATACCGGCTCCAGCGTCAGCACCTCGGTCACGATGCCATCCACGTCGGCGTAGGTCCGGCCGGTCCACACGCCGTACATGTCCTGCTGCATCGAGTAGGGCACGGCCGAGCCCGCGATGATGGTGGAGCTCGTCGTCACCACCCGGATCTTGCGGACAGTCTTGGCCTGGTAGGCGGAGAACTCCGTGGCGTTGGAATACTGGCGGGTGATCTGCGCCGTCCACGTCCGGTGCGCCGGACGATAGACCGCCTGCGCCGCCGTCGTACCATCGAGGGTGTAGAACGGGACGGGGCTGAGGTTGAGCGTGAAGTCCACCGCCGTCACGGCCGTGTCCGTGGTGGTGCCGATGGTCGTCGTGTCGATCTTGACGACGGTGTTGTTGCAGGAGACGGGCACCGTCACGCGGTCGGACAGCGCGCCGGTGAACGCGGTGATCTGCGTCAACGCCTTGGCCGACATGAGACGGCTGGTGAAGGTGGCCGCGCCGTCGTCGTTCTTCTCGTAATGGATGTTGAACTCGTCGCCCATGCAGTAGGACAACTGGATGCCGGGTGACGTGGCGATTGCTGCCGAGTCGCCGAGCTGAATCGTCGTCGTCTTTACGTCGTCGGATGTATTGGTCGGGACGAATGTCCACGTCTTGTCGGTGCCAGCGCCGGTCCCTGAAGCTACGGCCTTCCAGAACAGGTTGGCGTGCCAGATCATGTCGTCGTACGACATGCGACCCGCCATCTCGACGGTGCTTCGTTCAGGCCCGGCCGCGGCAGAGAAGAATCCCTCGTAACTGGCCCGCTGCTCCTCGGGCCGAATGGTGGCGACCTCATTGGTCGGGGTGAAGGCTTCGGCGTAGATGATTCGGGTTGGGGTCAGTGACGTGCCGCGGGTTACTTCGAGGGCGGCCCGCGCCGACGTGAAGACTCCCATAGGCACGCCCATGGTCTAGTTCTCCTCTGAATCAAGAGGCCCGGCGTCTGCCGGGCCTTCGGACTTGGGCTTCGCCGCCTTCGGTGGCGGCTTCTCAGTGAACGCGCCGGATTCGATGCAGAGTTTGTCGTCGCACTCGTGCTCGACGTGAGGGACGCCGTTGAGGTACCGACCCTCGACGGGGTAAACAGTCTTGGTCTTGCTCATTAGGTCACCGCCTGGAGTTCGTAGACATGGACATTGACCGTTACATCAACGACATCGAACACCGCGAACGTCCCGTCAACCGAGCTGTACTTCTCCCCGTCAATTTCGACGCGGATGTCGGTCGGGTTGGCTTCCAGGACTCCTGCGATATCGAGGTCGAAGTTCGTGTACAGGCGCGCGTAGAGCGCCGTCGCCCAATCGAGGATGGCCGCCGAGCGCTCAGACATGCTCACCGGATCCCGCAGCAGGCGGAGGTGGTAGATCACATGAGCGTTCATGTGCGGACCACCCATGAGCAGCGCCAGATTGCCGCTAGGCGGATAGACGAGCAGGGCCAGTTTGCCGACTTGATTGGGAAGACTCGCCGTTGCCGTAACTGATTCGGTTCCGACGGTCACCGTGCCGACGACTGTCGCGATTCCCTCAGCGATGGTCCGCAGATTCACGCGACGGCCGGAATTCGATAGCCATCCAACGTCGAGCGATCCGAGCCGCTCATGTCCGGCAGGAAGTATTCGGTTCCGCTGGGACCAATGGCGATGGCCGGTCCACCTCCAGCCTTTCCGAGTACCCGCCGCGACACTGCCCGGATCGCCACACCTTGGATGTCATAAGGCACCGCTGCGGGACCAAATGAGCCGACTATCTGGACGGTGTTGTAACCGGGATAGAAGACGCCACTCGACGTATTGAGGAACTCCAATCGCAGGCCGCGAGTCACCAAATCCGCTGCCGTTGCCGTTACGTAAGAGCCGCCCGTATCCGGTTGGCTCTGTGTGGCGATGCCGACGCTGGTGAAGGTGCGGATACCAGTGAGCAGGCCATCTGAGGCGTCCATCAATGGCCGACGCTGGAGGAGCAGGCTCCTTTGATTCCAGCCTGTCCATGGCACGTCGAATAGCAGCGTCGTCGTGGAGGCAGGGTTGGTCGGGCGGGGAGCGAGCCACTGGCCAACGTAACGTTCGATGGCCACGGAAACCTGCCGGATCTTCTCTAGGATCAGTTCGTCGGCGTTGGCACTTTGGGTATCGGCTAGTTCCTGCTGCACGTCATAGAGCGAGCACAGCAGGCCCGCCGTCTCATCGCCCACCTGAAAGGCGGGGGACCAGTCCGAGAGGCGCGTCGCGCCCGCGTTCTCGAAGCGGGTGCGATAGAATGTGCTTACGATCCCGTTGGGGTCATACCCCGTGTAGGAACGCAGATTCGTGACGACCGGAATCGTGGGTGTTGATCCCGTCCCTGAGACATCGGCGAACGCGCCAGCCTCAGTCGCTCCCGATTGGACTCTGATCAGCGCGCCAGCACCATACGCGCCTGCGTTCAGGATCTCGTCGGGAGCCTCGTAGGTGATTTTCAGCGTGTTGGGAATGTCACACCTTCCGAGTCATCTGGTATGACCCCCGCCGAGCGGTCGGCCAAGTTCAAAGCGGCCCATCCTGAGCGCTTCGCGATCTACAACCAGCGGTACTACGAGCGCAACGCGGACCGGATCAATGCTCGGAATAAGGCTTGGCAGGCTGCCAATCCCGAGAAAGTCACGGCCCAACGGCGCGCCTATTACCAAGCCCATCAAGAGGAACGCAAGGCATACAAGCGGGCCTGGTCGGCAGCCAATCGCGCCAAGGAAACGGCGTGGCATGCCGCTTATGCGGCAAAGAACCGCGCCCGGATGTGTGAGATTGAGGGCCGCCGCCGAGTCCGAAAGGAAGGCAACGGTGTTCTCAAAGTGTCGGCCCGAGACTGGCGGCGAATGCTGATCCGCTACCGCAATCGGTGCGCGTACTGCGGGGAGGTCCGGAAGCTAGTCATGGAGCACATCGTGCCAATCGCTAGGGGCGGCCGACACTCAATTGGCAACCTACTGCCAGCCTGTCGCTCCTGCAACGCCCGGAAACACGACAGCCTGTTGGTCGAATGGCGCTACCGCTACCGGACGGCTACTCGTTCTCCGGTCTAGGATTGCTGGCCTCGCCGTCGGGCCGCATGGCGACTGCCACACCGCCCGGTCGGAGGCTGTATGCGGTGCCGCTGAGGGCCGGCGCAAACGCCGACGAGATAGACGGTGCTCGCCCGCCGATGATTTCCAGCCCGCCACCAGTCACGGTCGGGGCGAACGTCGCCAATGTGAGAGCCGCCGTTCCTGGCGTGATTACCACGAACACCGTGGTGGTGACCACCGGGGCGAAGGTGGCCGTCGTGAGCGCCCGCGTCCCTGGCACGACCAGCCGCGGCGTCAGGACCGTCGGGGCGAAGCCCGTCAGCACAACGGCCGCTACGCCCGGCACCACGGTCTTGTGGTCCGTGGCCGTCACTGTTGGCGCAAAGGCCGCCAGCGTGAGTCCTGCGGTTGCTGGGACGACCGTGAGTCCCGCCCCACCCGTCACCGTCGGCGCAAACCCGGTGATGGTGAGCGCCGCCACTCCCGGCGTAACCACCACCGGTGTGAGAATTGTCGGGGCAAACGTTGCCAGCGTCAGACTGGCGGTAGCCGGGGTGATCTTGAGATCGAGCGTCGGCGCGAAGGTGGCCAGCGTCAGCGCAGCGGTGCCCGGAATAACGGTGACCGGCGTGGCTACCGTCGGGGCAAAGGCGACGAGCGTCAGGCTCGCTGTGCCGGGAGTAACGATAACGCCGCCAGCGGGCTCCGGCGGGATGAGCTTACGTGGCTGTTGCGGCTGGATCCAGGGCGGATGGAAGATGCCGCTTGGCACGGCCGCGAGCTACGCGATCTGCTCGAACGCCATCGTCGCGTTCCAGCCCGTCAGGGTAGTGGGTGTGCCGCGAATCTTGAGGATGACCACCTGGTCGGGGCCGAGCAGCAACCGCTCGGTCGGAGTGGGAACCCACAGGAAGCCCGAGAGGTTGTTGAAGCCCTCGGTATGGATCGCTGTCACCGCTCCGGCGCCTTCGGCCGAAGCATCCGTGCCCGACGTAGCCGCCGCACCCGTGGTGCCGCCAACGATGGCCGAAGCCGCCGCGCCGATGATGTGCGGCGTCGGAGTCGTGGAGGTGTACGTGCCGAACGCCGTGACCTTGCGCGCGATGATCGCGCCGAGCTGTTGGCTGGTGCTCGTGCCCTGCTGACTGATGGTGCAGCGCTTGACTTCAAGCAGGGAGCCTGCCGTGCCCCATGATGCGGCGGCATGGATGATGACGAGCGTCGCGTCAGCCACGATCGTCTGGTTCTCCATGACGACCGTGTAGCTGTTGTCGGCCATGGTGACCTCAGATGGCGAGGATTTGGATCATCGGGTTGCGGTAGGGCGGATTGGCCGCCTGGGCCGCCGGTGTCTCGCGGATGGCGACATACACCGCGGCGCGGTCGTCGGCGGTGGCATTGTTGAAGCCAACGAGGCGGGCGCCTTGCCCGGCCGTCGTCTCGCGCACGAAGTTGGCACCGAGCGCGGTGAAGTCGATCCCGAACAGGAGCGTGCTGCTGGCTCCAGCGGGCGGGGGACTCGCCCCGCCGTAGTAGCCGAAGGCGTAGCGCAGGCTGTTGGTGCCCGGCGATCCGTCGTCCACGCTGACCTCGGCGAAGGCGCCGGTGGTCGAACCGGTGGTGTCGGCTCCGGTATTCTGCGATGAACCGCCCTGCGTGATCATGCCGGCGCTGTAGACCTCGCACGCCCCGGCCGCGGTAACGGTCGCCGAGACGGCATACATCACCGTCGCGTCGTTGGTGCGATTGACCACGATGGACTGCGTGCCGGTCGCCACGTTGTCGAGGAAGTAGGCACGCACCGTGCCGGGTTCGGTATCGGTGTCGATGCCGGTCCCGAACAGCGTCATGCCTACACCGCCGTAGGTGACGCTGGTGTCCTTGGCGCTGCCGAGGAGGGTCAGGACGAAGACGATGGCCGCCCGCGCGGAGGCAGTGCCGGGATTGGAGAACGTGAACGACGCCTCGCTGGCCGATCCGACTATGCCCGTGTGGCTTTCGTTGCCGGCGTCATGGGCGACAGCCATCTATCTCACCGAGAACAGACGGTCGCGGCCTCCGCGAGCATCGGGCTTGACGGCACGGAACCGCTGGGGGCCGAGCCACGTGACCGTCCAGCCGAACGCGGCATGTGAGGTGGCCTTGCGGTTCAGGAGGGCGAGGTCCGACTCATCGGTGACCGGCGCGATCAGGTACTCGTCCCCTGACTGCCGCCCGTCGTTCAACTGGCGGCACCAGACAGTCATACGCGCGGCGTGACGATGGTGAGGATGACGGTAGCCTCCTCGATCACGATCGACGACGCGCCGTCGTCCGCTGACGCCACGACCATCTGGAGCTTGAGGTTGTCGCAGTTAGTCGGCGGATGGACGACCGCCTGAGCGATGACCGGCTGGTCATGACGCTCGGCGGTCCCGGTCGTCAGGTACGTCCGGTCCTGCACGACGTGCAGGTCGTTGTCCCAATCGCCCAGCGCATTCGTCCCTTCATATGCCACAAGCTCCAGGGTCAGCCCGAACGTCCGCATATACGGCGTCCCGATGGCATCCACCCACGTCGCGCGCGCCGTCAGGATCGCGAGGTAGTCCTCGTCCGCCGGGACCGCACCCAGATCGGCAATGACGTACTGCTCGCGCGGCAACGCGTGCTGAGTGACTTGGAACGTCCAGGTGTCGCCGACTCTCGTTGGCATCTTTCCACCCCCCTAGTGCAGCAGGTCCAGCGTCGGGTCGCCGTCCGGGATGTCGAAGCTCCCGACGAGCGCGAGCGCGCGCCTCACGACAACGTGAAGATGCCCGAGGCATTGAGGGCGATGGTCAGGGTGTTACCCGATGTAGCGGTCACGTCAGCCGGCGTCGAGTCGAGAAGGAAGTAGCAGACGACATCGCCGGCGCTCTCATAGAGCACGCCGAAACGCGCCGTGATCGAGCCGCCCGAGGCCGTCCACACCATGTCGAGGGGATCGTCCACCGTCACAGTCGTGGTGCCCGCCAGCGTGAGCGCGCCGAGCGAGATGCCGCCGGTCGTATAGCCATTGGCGTTGGCGTGCTCGTTGGTGACGCCAGCGTACGTCGTGGAGGCCGCGCCGATGTTGCTCGTGGAGAGGAACAGGGCAACCTTGAACGTGTCGGTATCGAAGTCGAAGGTGCCATTGAGCATCCGCGTCCGGGCACCGTCCGTAAATGTCCAGGCTCCGGCTGCCATCGGACGCTCCTACAGGGCGTAGATAGCCGGCGAAGTGCCGGAGTGGAAGACGGTCACGTCGTTGGTGCTCGTGGTGAGCACCTTGAGATAGCCGCCGAAGTCCACGCCGCCGCCGAGGTCGTAGAACGTACCGGCCGCCTGCGAGGCGGGAATCGTCATGATGGTCCGGGTCGCATCGGCGACTGAGAAGGCCGTTGCTACGGTGTTGTTGACGAGCACGCCCTGGAGCGTGCCCTGCGAGCCACAGGCGATATTGCCCGCGGCCACGCCGCAGACCAGCGTGTCGTTGGAGCCGGCGATGACCCAACCGACGCCGGTGATGCTGGTGATGGTGCGGAAGGGGATCGTGCCGGTGGCTACCGAGTCGGCGATGGGCGTGATGCTCTCCGTCCGGGTGGTGCCGGACAGGTCAACGCCGACGACCGTGATGGTTCCGAGCGTGTCGGTCGTGACCACCGTCGTATGGGTCACCGTGACGAGGCCCGCGCCGGACCATACGGGTGTGGTGTTGGCGAGCGTGTAGGCACCCACCTTCATGTTGGTGGACGTGACGTAGCGGTTGGCCACCGCGGCAGTCGTGGCAGCGGTGTTGGTGAACGAGTAGCCCATCTACCGCCCCTTAAAGCCGGTCGTGGTGATGGCCTTGCCAGCCGGTGGCTCCTCAGCCTTGGGCGCGGCCTTGGGCTTGGAGACCTTGCGGACGGCGCGGCGCACGACGTTGCGCTTCTCGCCGGGCGCGGCTGTGGCCTGCTCGACGGGACGTTCAACCAGATGCTCGCGGACGACGAGCGGCTCGAAGTATTCCGGCCATCGCTTGAGCGCGGGATCGTCGCCGGACACGACTTCGCCCTTGCGGTATTCCACCCCGCCGCCATGGAGCGAGCCGATGAATGATGTTGAGACGGTGTAGTAATCGGACGCCGCCATGCTTGAACCTCCAGGGGATGAGGCGGCGGCCCTCCGGGGGAAGGGCCGCCGTTCTCAGGGGTTAGACGTAACGGAGGATCCGGCCGCCATCGACGTTGATCGGCTTGGCGGTGTTCCGGTACAGGAAATAGAGCGCCTGCTGACCGGTGGCCAGGGCGGAGCTGTTGAAGATGAACGGGATGAACTGCACGCTCATGCCGATGCGATCCACGATCACGTACTGCGACACGTTGGCCAGCGTCGCGATCGTGATGGTCGTGGTCGTTGCGGTCGGCAGGGACGGCGACTCGTTGACCGGGTAGCCCAGCAGCCGGAGGCCGGTATTGCCGGCGCTGTCAATGGCCGGGTTGCCGACTGCCGGGTACTGGTTGCCACCGAACAGTTGGCCGCCGGTCGTCTCAAGCGCCTGGAAGCGCCGAAGGGCCGCACGGTTCATGAACCACTGTGCGTTGAACCGATGGCGCACCGGGAGCGCGGCCTCGGCCGCAAGCGCGTCAGCGGCTGCGAGCGAGGCGCCCGCGGTGTTGAGGGAGGTGAACGCACCCGAGGTGCCGGTGACGGGGCCGACGCCGATGTTCGCGGCGGCAGTCGCGCCGGTGGCCATCGAGGCCTCTTCCTCGTTGTCCTTGGCTTCCTGGATGAGCGAGGCCATCTCGGATGCCAGATCTGTGCGGTCCTGGAACATCTCGAAGCTGGCCGTGATCTGGCCCTGCACGCGGGTCACGATGTACTGCGGCTGGGCGAAGGTCGGGCCCTGCTCGATCGAGGCGGCTGCCTCGGTCGTGCGGGTGGCCACGACGGCGGTGGCCGTCAGGGCGTTCCACGTGTCGGTGCCGCTGATGGTCACGACACGGCACGCGCGGCGGTACGGATTGACCGCACCGGACCACGAGCCGATAGCGATGACGCTGGGATCGAACGCGAACGGGACGGTGAAACCGCCTGTCGCATCCACACCCACGGCTAGGGCCGTACCGCGCTGTTCTTCGGGCGTGAAGCCCCAGGTCTCGCCCCTGCTGGTGATGAACTTGTGGAACGCCCGCTCGTAAGCCGGCGCGCTCGTGTATTTGATGCGACGCGCGAGCTCCCCGTCAGGCGAGTCGTGGTGATCGAGCAGATCCGCGATCCTGTCCCGACTGCGCTGGGCGTCGGCGAGGTCCGTCGGAAATGATGTCTTCTCAAGGAGCCGCATGGCATCATCGCGAAACTCGGCCAGCCGACCATCGAACGAAGTCGCCCTCGACTCCGGGCTGTGCAATTCCGTCGCGGACTTGCGAGGTGGAGCGACTTGGCGATCACTGTAGTCTTTGCGGGGGACTCCGCGATCCTCGCCACGTTCCGTGTTTTCGGGCTTGCCGCCACGATCAATGAGGTCAGCCTGATGAGAGTCATACGCTGCGATGTGCTCGCCGAGCTTTCTGCGCTCGTCGATCTCAGCGTCGTAGGTCACCTGCACGTCCTCGGGGAATTTGCCGGGATGCGCCCCGACGGTTCGCTCGATGGAGTCGTTGAGTTCGTCCCAACGCTTCCGCTTGTCCTCGATGGGCATCTGATCCATGTCCACGGTTTCACTCCTCGAATCAGGAGACCCGCCTTTTGGCGGGTCTTCCGGTGTGGCGGGGGTCCGAGGAGTGTCCGATCGCGGCGGCTCCACGAGTGGAGTGCCGGGCGGCGGCTCGCTGGACGGGGCTGCGGCTCCGGTATCTGCCGGAGTGCGGGCGCGCTGGGCAGAGCGCAATAGCGTCTCGAAGCCTTCGGGATCGCGGGTGCGCTGGTAGTAGGCGTCGGTGGTTGAGCGAACGCCGACTGTGGCGTTGGGGTTGGCCGGGAATGTCACGGGGCCGAACTCGAAGACGCGCGCCTCGGTGATCGTCCGCTCGGGCAGCCCTTGCGGGTTGTAGTCCGAACGCTCGGGCGTGTAGTCCCACACGTCCTTCTCGACGGTGAACCGGAACGATGAGCCGTAGACACCCGCCACGAGGCCAGGACTGAGGTCTCGGTTGTAGCTCGTATCGAATAGCGGGACCTCATACTTCGGTCCGATCCTGTCTGTCCGAAGATCTTCGATAGGACCGAGCACTTTGTTGCCGATGTGAGGGTCCTGGCCGTGGTCATACAGGACCTTCATCTGGTCCCGACTCTCGGAGATCGTCTTGTCGAACGCCCGCCTGCCGACCTGTTCGAGGAAGCGGCCTTCGAGGAGTGAGTCCACCTCGTACCGGTCACCGAACGTGGAGAAGTGGCCGACCATCGTCGGCATTGCCGCACCGGCATCGGTGCGTGTCTCGACCCTGTTCGAGATAGCACGGGTGATGGGGAAGGGCAGGCGGGCAGGCGGGATGTCGGCGAGGTCTTCGGGCTTCATGGGTGCTCCTGCGTTCGATTCGTTGGCGTAGAGCGCCGCCAACTGTTTCTGTGCAGCGGCCTTGGAGGGGTGACAACCCACGAGGGAGTCGTCGGAGTCTTTCGTGACCGCCCACGGCTTTGCCGTAGGGCAACGGTCATCCTGGTGGACTGACCACGGCATCGGGCTTACTCCCGTTGGTTGAGGGCGACGCGCCTGTTCCTTGCACCTGCACGCTCACCCAATCCGGGTCCGGCTTGAGGAGCGTCACGTCCTCAGCATCGACAGCCGCCACCGCCGAGTCGCGCGTGAATCCTTTATCGACATACAGCGCAATGGAAGTGCCCTTTATCTGCTGGATCTCGGCGGCATCCTTACGGTCTTCGCGGAGGAAAGGGATGTCGCGGGCGTCAATCCAGAGTTGTGATGCCTTGGGCGGTGGAACGAGCGTCTCCATCGAGCCACAGAAATTGCCCCACAGCCACCAGAGTGTTTTGTCGGCTGTCAACCGCCGGGCCGAAGCAAAGTTGCCGGCATTGAGCGAGGCACCCTGCATGCCCTCAGAGAGGCCCGCTACGACGGGATGAATGCCACCCGCACCCGCCATGCGTGTCTCGCCCGCACCTTGGACGATCTTGAAGTCAAGTTGCTGGAGATCCTTCCCGACCGGCGTGGCATCAGCACCGGCGGTGAGGTACAGCGTCCGGTAGGCGTTGGCGACGCCGGTATGGCCCGACTCGATGATCTTGCGCCACTCACTGAACGCTTCCTTGGATGGCGCGTCCGGCCGCTTGACGATCAGTTGTGGTGTACCGCCGTTCTCGAAGAACTTGAGTTTGTGCGTGGTGGCCGCGGTGTCGGCCATAATCTCCCGGACGATGGGCGTCAGCCAAGACATGCCCCGGACGTTAGCCTCCGGGTCGGGCACCGGGGCAAAGTGGGCAATCTGGCTGCGCTGGAGGTACTCAGGCTTGCCGCCGGAATATTCGCCGCCGGGGTAGTAGATGATGCCCAGGAATTCGGCATCAAGGTCGTCGGCTGAGACGTTCGGGTCGTCGGTCCCGAACACCATCGTCACCCAATCGGGCCGCAACCGCTTGATGCGATCCTCTCCACGAATACGGCGTCGCGTGGCGTAAAAGTTGCCAGCGATGTCCGCATCGGTGATGGCCCGAGACAGAAGATCACCGGTCGTGGTTGTCGGCCCACCGGGATGCTGGAGGATGTCGAGGGCTGGAGTCCCGAATAGGTCGCCATTGGCGAAGCCGCGCCAGCGAAACCGGGCCTGCGAGAACAGTGCCACTCGATCGCGCATGACCGAGAAGACGACGCTATTGCCCTTGTAGGCCCGCTGGGTGTATGAGACGAAGTTGCTTTCGATCTCCTCCTCGCGACCACCGGGCATCGTGAGGCTGAGGTTGTCCAGCGGGTACGTCAGCCCGCCGATGTTGGCATACGGCCAATAGTTGTCTACGCCCGGTAGCCAAGCCGGGATGACGGCGTTGCGCTGGTCGTCGGCGAAGAACGAGCGGAGGGAGTCGATCAACCCCATGCGGCGATCGGCTCCTCTTCCTCAATGATCTCTGGCATGGTCATGGCCGCCTCATATGCCAGCACGTCCGCCACGGCGGCGTCGATGCGGCCCTTGTCGTCGCCTTTGATGAGCACGTACTTCGTGCGGCCGTCGTCCTCCGCATCGGCCAATCGGACCTTCTGGACGTAGGCGGCTTTCACCTGCTCGTCAGCCAATGGATTGCCGTCGTGGGTGTGAGTGCCCTCACGAAGTGCCGTGAGCCAGCGGTCTACCGCCGGCGCGAATTTGCGAGGCTGATTCGTGTCGAGCGGTTGGACGATCGGCTTGTTGTCGGCGTTCTTCCCGTATTGGGCCTGCCATCCCTCGATCTCGGTGAACCACTTAGGCGGGTCGCAGAGCATCAAGCCCACCCGATAGGTGGCGAAGGCCCGCTCTACTGCCTCATGGACCTCCAGGCGGGGGACCGTCCAGTTCTCAACGCCCTTCGGTGGGAGCCAGATGCCGAGGTCGAAGCTGTAGCCATCGGCGGTACAAGCCCGCAGCACCGTCGCGTCGCGGCTGATCGAGCCGTCGAAACCGAGGCCGATCGACGTCCCCGCCGGTACGTCTCGGGGTTGGGCGAGCTCGTCCCAACGCCGGGGATCTACAGCTCTCCCGGCGCCCGGCGTCCGCCAATTGAAATAGAAGCGGAGCACGTCATCCCAGGACGTAGCCGGGTCGCGCATCTCGGCGACGAGACGGGGACGGGAGATCCAGTAGGCGTCGCCGTAGGTGGCGTCGAGTGCCTGGATGAGTCGCGCATCCGGCCAATTTGGGTCGGGTTCTTTCGGTGGCCGGCGGGCGTAGTACATGACGCCGAGGTCCACGCCCGATTGTTCGGCCACCGACTTCTCGCCGAGCATCGGCGCGTTCGTCGTCTCAAGCGTCCGACCGCCCATCTTGGCGGCGTTGCGACGTAGCGTGCCAGCGAGCTTCACCCCACCGTTCCGGCGGGTCCATAGGAACGTCTCATCGAGGACCGCGAACGTCAAGCGCGCACCCTCGCGGGAACCGGATGCCGCAGTGACGGGGCGGAGCACACCGGGCCGTCCGGCGAGGTACAGGCGGGTTCGGCCATTGTCGATGCCCAATGATTTTGTGGCCCGGCTGTCATTGGCCGAGAGCATCCCGAAGATGGCCGAGTAGGTGTTGTCGGTCTGGTCCTCGGAGACTGCGGCGATCTCCACGACCGGGTTGTCCCAGGGCCGCCCGATCGGCGTGTCGCCTTCCCAGTGGTCGAAAACGACCGGGCCGACGAACTCCTCGATGGCGATGAAGGCGGCCAGCGGACTCTTACCCCAGCCCTTGGCCATCTCCAGCGCGCCGCGGCGATGGACGAATTCGCCTTCCTCGTTGACTGCGTACCAGCGGATGACGAACTCGGCCTGCTCGTCGGTCAGGATGAGCGGCTTGGAGGGATCAGAGGGGTTCGGGAGGTGCTTCGCACCATGGCGCAGCACACCCCAGCCGAGGGACGCGCCTAGCCGACCACTCGAAGATGCTGGTACGGGTCGGGCTCGCTGTTGTCGCTGACCGGGAGGTCTTCGGATTTCGGTGGCGTCCAACGGCGGTCCTGCTGTCCCTTCGGCGTGATGCCGTAGTTGTCCATGCTCATGCGGAGCTCGCCAGCGCGGACGAATTCGCTCCGCTCCACTTGGTCATAGAGGCGCACAACCTGACGGAGGCCAGGCAAGTCGTCAGGGGTCCAGTGGGCCGCGAACCAGGCGCGGAACCAGATGGTCCACGCCTCTCGCGAAGCGGGCATCAGGCCAGTGGGGGGCTTTGGGATTGGGCCATGTTGCCAACCGACGACCGGGGAAGCCTGCCAATCACCTCGTGCTGGCTTGTTGCGGCGGCGGCGTTCAGGCTGTGGAGGTGGCCCACTCATGCGAGTAGCCGCAATTGGACATCGCCACGGGTGCCTCGCCGCGAGTTGCAACTGCGATGGGCAAGTCGCACGTTGATTCGTGTGTCAGGACCGCCATGAGAGATTGGAATGATGTGATCGAGCGTCGCCGACTGAGGCCCCAGTAATCCTTGGGTGACGCGACCGCGACAGATCCCACATCGCCACCCGTCACGCTCGGCAATTTCCACCAGGGAAACGGGCTCGGAGGCCACACCATGGCGGAATGCTCTCCGTTTGGCCTGTTTGATGCGATTCTGCTCGCGAGTACGCTTCCCGCCCTGGCGCTTATAACCGGTTCGGGCTGCATAGTCATAGCTATAACAGGTTGAGCACAGCCCTCGCGCCCAGTGTTCGCGGTTTGGATGACATGTTGCGAGTCGTGGAGGTTTGGACATTGGGAACCCGTACACATTGCGAGCGACG